CGTCGAGCGGCTCAAGGCGTCACCCCTGCGCGCGATGTGGTCGCAGTCGCCGCGGCTGCGGCTGAACGCCGAAGCCATGTTCTGGACCAACGGCTCGGTATGGTCTCCAGGGTCGACGACCGGCAAGACCGCCGGTACCGGAGACACCCTGGACCTGGGCGTCATCGACGAGGCGTGGGCGAAGGAGGACACGGGGACCGAGCTCGGGATGCGGCCGGCCATGCTCACCCGGCCGTGGCGCCAGCTCTGGCGTGCATCGATGATTCCTGGGCTGACCCGGCGTGCGCCGGACAAGTGGCCGTACCTGCGGGACAAGATGAAGGCGGGCCGGTCCCGGGTCGAGGCCGACATGCGTACCGGCACCGCGTACTTCGAGTGGTCGGCACCGCTGGAAGCGGACCCGCACGACGAAGACACCTGGTGGAACTGCATGCCGGGGCTCGGCTACACCGTGCCGGTCGAGAACGTGCGCGAGGACTACGAACTGATGGGGTTCGGCAACATCGATTTCCAGGCCGAGTACCTCGGGTGGGCGCCGACCGGTGCCATGCCGACCTGGACGGTGATCGCCGAGCAGACCTGGCGGGACCTGGTCGACCACGGCGGGTACAACGACCCGATCGCTCTCGCGGTCGACGCGACCCCTGACCTGTCCTCGGCGAGCATCGGCATGGCGGCCCTGCGCGACGACGGCGACGTCCATCTGGAACTAATCGACCGCCGCCCGGGGGTGAACTGGATCCTCGAGGCGATCCTGTCCCTGTGCCGCTCGCACAGCGTGTGCGCTGTCGCAATTGACCGAAACGGACCCCTCGCGGGGCTGATCATGCCGTTGACGCGGGCTGCAATAGAGCAGAATCTTGACATCACCATCGTGGCGATGAACTCGGCAGAGGTCGCGGCAGCGTGCGCGGCGGTCTACAACGAGACGGGAGAGCAGGATGACGAGCATCCCGAACAGGCGCCGCAGACCTTACGCCGGGTGCACCACATCGGCCAGCCGGAGCTTGACGCGGCGGTCGGCGGGGCGGTCAAGCACTACCACGGAGACCGCTGGCGCTGGGACCGGGCGAATTCGGCCTCGGACGTCTCTCCGCTGCTCACCGTCTCGCTGGCACGAGCTGCGGGCGAGTCCCAGGAGTGGATCGGCGGCTCCTACGACATCATGGAGTCCCTCGGCTGAGCCGACGTACGCCGTGTACGACCGGGACACGGGTGAATTGACGGTTCGCTCCGCATGGCTGGACGACTGTATCTGTGGCGGTTGGGATCTTCCTCACCCGCCGTCCACCGTGGGGTGCGACGAGGCATCCCGTGTCTGACCCCGGCCCGGTGCCGACGCCCGACCACGTGGTCGGCCGCGTCAACGATCTCGCCCTGACCTTCCTCGACGTGCTCGCCGCCCTGCTGCTCGCTGCGGCCGCCGGCTACGGGGCGTGGCAGGCGTGGGGGATCGGATGGGGCCTGGCGTCCGCGGGCGTCGCGGTGCTCGCCCTGTCGTTGTCCGCGCAGGCCAAGGCTCACCCGCGCCCCGTCAAGGTCGCGGCTCGCAAGCGCCCGAAGGTTCCCGGGCCGTCCGATCCGGGACCTGTGCACATCGCCGGCGGGGAGTAGCCATGGGCCTGTTCGGTCGCCAGCACCGGGCGTTCTTCGGCATCACCGGCGCGCAAGATCTCATTCCGGGCCGGTCGATGGGCGGACCGCGCCAGGTCGGCAACCAGACCATCACCGACGACAAGGCGCTGCGGCATGACGTGGTGTGGGCATGCCTGAAACTGCACTGCGGGCTGATCTCCACGTTCCCCGTTAATCAGTACCGGGACGTGCAGGGCATCCAGACGGAGTACAACCCGAAGCCGCCGATCCTGACCGATCCGGGCGGGGCGAAAGTCAACATGGTGGATTTCCTGGCCATGACGCAGATGGACCTCGCCCGTGCGGGAAACACGGTGGGTCTGATCGTGGAGCGCAACGCGGTCAAGTCGGCCTATCACCCGAAGGGCCTGCCCTCGCGGATCGAACTGCAGCCGACGGCGGCCTGTTCGTACGCCCACAGGGAAGGCAGGCCTGACCGGTGGCGTATCGGCGGCAAGTACTACGACCTTCAGGACGTCTATCACGAGCGTGCGAATGTGGTCGCGGGTGCCGAGCTGGGCCTGCCCACCGTCGTCTATGCCGCCCTCGCGATCGGCGAGGGAATGAGCATGCAACAGCACGGACTGGACTGGTTCAGCGGCGGTGGAATCCCGAAGGCGTGGATGAAGAACACCGTCAAGCGGCTCACCGATACAGAGCGCACTAATGCGAAGCAGTGGTATCAGGATACGGTCGTGAATGGTGAACTAATGGTCACCGGAAACGACTGGGAATACAACATGATCCAGTCGGAACAGGCTGGAATGGAATTCATCGACGGCCGGAAATTGACCGGCGCCGCTGTATGCCGCTATTTCGACACCCCCGCCGACCTGGTGGACGTGCAGGCCAGCAGCGGCGGCAGCATCACCTACGCCAACATCACCGAGCGGAACCTGCAATTCCTGATCTACCACCTGGGTCCGGCGATCATCCGCCGTGAGTCGGCGCTGTCCCGGCTGCTCCCGGCACCGCGCTACGTCAAGCTCAACACCGACGCGCTGCTGCGGATGGACCCGAAGGCCCGGCAGGACGTCATCCGCTCCCGCGTCGAGTCGTGGCTGCTGACGAACAGCGAGGCCAGGCTGCTGGAGAACGAGCAGCCGCTGACCGACGCGCAGAGGGCCGAGATGGTAGAGATCTACGGCAAGCCGAAGGCAGCCGGGGCTACGGGCTCCGGCGCCGGGCGGCCGGGCACGGAACCGACACCCGCGCCGAGCGAGCCGGCCGCGGCATGACCGAGAGGCAGACCATGACGACGGATCGTGTAGCGCCAGTGGATCGGCTGGCCATGGCGGCACAACTCCGCCGCCAGGCTGCGGAGAGCGAGCGGCACACCCACGGCGACATCGCCTACCAGCGATTCCGCTCGGCGGACCCTGCCGGAGGCAAGGCGCACCGCGGCGGCCGGGTGCCGCGAGAGCTGCGGGCCAAGAAGGAGATGCGCGGAGACAAGGAGCTGTTCCACACCTCGGGTTACTTCACCCGGTACGGCCGGCCGTACCCGATGTGGGACTCGTTCGGCGAGTACCGGGAGCGCGTGCGGGTCGGCGCCGGCGCCCGGACGCTGGCGGCCAAGCCCGAGGTGGCGTTCCTGACCAACCACGGCGGCATGGCCATGGCCCGGACCACGACCGGCACGCTTGAACTGCGGGAGGATCAGGCGGGAGGCTGGCACGACGGGTGGCTGAACCCCGCGCGCTCCGACGTGAACGACCTGGTCATCGCCATCGACGACGGCGACGTGCCTCAGATGAGCTTCGCGTTCATGATCCCGGACGGCCAGGGCGAGTGGTCCGCCGACTTCGCCGAATTCGAGATCATCGAGTACGACATCGACGGCGGGGACGTCTCCGCCTGCAACTTCGGGGCGAACCCGTACACCGACATCACCGCGCGGACCCCGGACGTGCTCGACGACCTCGGCCGGCTTCCGCAGGGTGCGCTGTGGGAGGCCCGCCGCAGGCTCGAGCAGCGTGACGACTCCCGGCCGCGCGAGCAGATCACGGTGCGCCACGCCACCCGCGAGGTCGACGCGGGTGCGAGCCCGATGCGCCGCCGACTGCAAGGCAAGATCTCCCGGACGGCGGCACGGTTTGCAGATCTGGCAAATCGAGCGGGTCTCACCGTCGAGGATCTGGCCACCGCCCGGCTTCCGTGGTACGAGATCCGCGCGGCGGCCGACCCGCTGCTCGATCCGGTCGAGGACGGCACGGTCCAAGAACTGGCCGAGCCTGAGTCCACCGATATCTACGTCTTCGATGAGATTGGCGGCAGCTTCGGGGTCGACGCCAAGACCTTCGCGGAGGACCTGAACGCGATCACCACGCCCCGGATCAACCTGCACATCAACTCGCCCGGCGGCAGCGTGACCGAGGGGATGGCCATCCGGTCGGCCCTGATGCACCACCCGTCGTGGATCACGGCGAACGTGGACGGCATCGCCGCGTCGGCCGCGAGCATCATCGCGTTGGGCGCCGACGACATCGTGACCATGCCCGGCGCGCAGTGGATGCTCCACGACGCGTCGACCCACGTCGAGGGCAATCAGG